GAAGCTATTGTTAAATCAGATTTCTATTGGACTGTTCCAGTTGAAGTCGCTAATGCGCTTATCGTTAAATATCAAATTCCGACTTATCAGACATGTATGGAGTGCGGTGAATTACTATAAACCTTTTAATTTATTTATATTTAATATTATATTAATGATTATCCTAAACCGTTAAATCCTTTTTATATTTTTATTTTGTATAAATTTAAATTATAACGACTATCGTTAATATCATTAAAAGGATTTCACTGTTTTTATAGTTTTATTTGGTATATAATATAACGGTGATCACTGTTTTTTATCATTTTATTTTGTGTATAATCTTTATAATCGTTTTTATCATTTTATTTGGTATATAATGTTAGCAAGCATTTTATAGTTTTTATTGGTAAAGATATTAACCAATCGGACAAAATAAAACTGAAAAACGATATATAAAGATTGTACCGAATAAACTATAAAATTAACTTAATGATATTAACCAATAGTATAGTACTTACGTATACGGTTAATCACTACGGTTAAACGATTAAACTAATAGTATCTTAACATACGGCTAATCATTATAAACATAGATATAATAGCGCTAAACATAACCACTACGGTCAATCATAATATATGGCTAATCATTATAAGCGCAATCACTAATAGAGACAATCATTAAGCATTAATCATTAATAATGTAGAGTAGCACTAAAATAATTAAGTTAATATATAATTTATTTTTATATTAAACGTAAAAAATAAAACTATTATCTTCTAGTCTTACAACGGTATTCTTTGAGTTAGTCATATTCTTTCTCATAACCTATCGTTGTTGATTTAGAAAAATATATATAGTTAGTTGTCCATACATGTATTAGAAAAAAATGGAGGCCGTGAAAATGAAGGTTAGAAAGAGAATATTAAAAGAAATTGCGAATGGAATGAAGGAATTAAATGAATGCGCAGTTATCTATACAAAAGAAGGAAAGTTAGGGATTAGAACGATTGATCCAGCATTCGTTAGTTTTTCTGAAGCATTCTTACCTAACTGCGATTTTGAAGTAACTACTCCTTCATATGTGAACATGAAAGAGATTTTAACGATTCTAAAAGAGATTAAAGACAAAGAGATAGAAATAACATACAATAACGGAATTTTGCAGATAAACAGTAATAAAATCGAGACCGAACCAGTTAATCAAAATAACAGAATTATATCTTTTGACGTGAATAAATACAGCGATGTAAAAACTAAAGTATACATGGGTAAAAAGGAAGTAAAGAGACTGAAGGAGTTCATTAAACCGTTTGCGTACTATGTTTCTTTCGAAATTACGAATGCCGGGCTTGAAGTGACATCAATCGATCATAAGTTAAATGTCATAAATAGCGAAAAGTTTATACTGAATTGGGAAGAAGGGCACAGCTTTGCTTATTACCCAGCATCATATCTTGTTTATATACTGCCAAATGATGATATAACGATTAGAAACAAAAATCATTATTACCTTTGGGTTGAAAGAAAAAATAAAAATTATGAATGGATTACTATATTGGTGCCGGTAGAATTATATAAGCGGTGATAAAATGATTAGCAAAGACAAACTTTTAGGCTTGGAAAAGTATATATATATCCATGTATATACATGTTATTGGAACAGGTAGAAAATGTTCCCAAAAAAGGAGGTATAAAAATGATATATGATGAGTATGATAGAAAAGAAATGGAAACGATTTTCTGGGACAAACTAAGGGCTGGTTGTGTATGCTATGATGACAGAAAAGGGTTGGTTGTCTGCATCCCTGAGTCTGTGCTTCCACACGCATTAAAGTTTTTGAAGGAAGTCATCGAAAACAGATATTGGTTGAACTTGGAAGACTATACGAATCGTTGCGAAGACATTGAAAATGATGGCGAAAGAATTTTTAAATTTAAATGCATCAAAATCCCTATCGGGAAGTATTGACTATGAACATATCCACCCTCCCCCAAAACTTGGGTTGCGCAGTGCGGTCAGATTTTTGCCCTCCGTCGATTGCACTGCCCAACCCTCCTTTTTTTATTATAGGAAAAGGTGATTAAATGTTCGAAATGCGTTTAACAGCGATTGGTTTCTTTTCTCCATGGATCGCTCAAGCATTCAAGGATTGGTTATCAGAAATTGAAAAATTAGAAGCGATTAAAGTCAAAAAAGGCGAAGGCGAAACAATTGAGGTATCTCATTCGGATTGGGAAATGAAATTTTTAGTTTTATCGGTAAACGGTGATAGAACACTATTTTCTTTGCGTTTCAAGGACACAAAAGACAAAGAAACAATTCCGAACAAATATATTATTTTGACGTGGGACTGGGATTTAGGAAAGGGAAAGAATCTTTATGTCATACTTAAATACCCAGACACTGGGGTTAGTTTAACGCTAACTACACAAGTTACAAGTTTGGATTATAAAAAGGTTAGAAAAAAAAAGGAGGTAAAAAAATGAATGAAGACAAGAAGAACAAACCAAAAATCGAAATGAAGGGACATCTATTGAGGAATATATCGGAAGCATTATATCGAATCAGTAACGACGAAAACGCTATACTTTTTGGTCCCAACGGGCTCGTCGTAAAAGCAATATCAGATAACGGAGACATGCTAATGTATCTGCGATTGGATCGAGAAAAATTTAGCTTAATAACAGGAACAACCTTTTTCTCTGTTGATGCAGAAGTCTTTCATGAAGCAGTGAATTATCTTGAGCCAGAATACAACGATAACGTAATGATCTATGTGTTTGATAAAGAAAAAAAGATAATGTTAGAATGCAACGACAGAATAGCAACAGTAAGGATAAGAGAATGCAAAGAAATACCGAACATATCTAAATACCACGGAGAAGTATCGGTTTTAATTTATAACGAAGAAATAAAAAACATGATGAACGTTTTGAAAGAAATGGAATCAGGATATGCAGAAGTATCATTCACAACTATGAACGATGATGACGGCACTCCACTATTCCTTATGACCATGGAAAAAGCCTATCTGACATATCAGAAAAAAATGTATGTCGCTGATAAACACAAAAACTTTACAGAATATTATCCATCGAAGGCTGTAGCGATAGCATTGCTATCATTGTTCCCTGATACAAACTATACGCTGATGTTTGCAGAAGGAAGCCCTTGTTTAATACAAGGCGTTACTTTTGGCATGCATCATATCTTTTATATTCTGCCAACCAGACTATCAGAAAATGACGATTACGATGGAAAGCTTGACGAACGCAATGCCGCTGGATTCGGAGGCAAATAAATGAGCGTGTCAAAGCTGTTGGATATTGTCGGTGGAACAGAGACAGAAGAAAAATACACTATCCAATACAAACTTTATTTCTTGGAGATAAAAAAAGCAGACATCATAAGCGAAGAAAACGTTAAACTTTATTTCTTTTCTGACTTAATGGCAGAAGGATTTAACGCATTACTGTGTTTTCTGTCGATGGTCTCGGACGATATAGAGATTCTAAACAAAAAAAGTATAAGATTCACAATCAAAGGAGAGCCACTTACCCTTAAAATAACAGAAAAAAAGGGTGCGTGAAACCATTTTCCATTTTTATTTTTTTTTATCAAAGTGGAAAGAAAGAAAATCGCAAAGGTGAATCGATATGAAGAGCTCATTCGTATGTATTTTGGCAACTGAGATAGTCGGATTTAATGTTTTGAAAGGACTTGAGAATACGTTCGGGAAAGATGCAGACATCCGAATTATGCGGTTGTCCGAACGGTTTATTTCAGACGTCGCAGACGAGCGAACAGAAAAGATATTTTCAGAAATTAAAGAGAAGGTTCAAAATGAAAACTGGAACAAATACGACAAAGTATTTCTTGTATGTGTCGGAAGCATAATAGCGAATGTCTATGCATTTCAGCAACTAAAAAGCGTAATCAAGGCCGGGAAAATCTATCTATTAGTTTATAATGGAAAAAAGGATCACTACATAATATACGACGAAAATGGTCGGATGGTATATGATTATCTATGACGGGAGTGTAGGGACATATGTCATCGATAAATCAAATTTCTGCACGTGTCCTTCATTTCTGTTCAAGGGAAATTGTAAGCATATAGAGGCGGTGAAGAATATGAAAATTAGCGAATTATCGTCTTTCAGAAAAAAATACACAAGCAGTATACCGACGCTAAATGAGAAATTCGATGGTTACTTTTACACAAACGACGGAATCGTAGGAATCGTAGGGAAGCCAGACACAGGCAAATCATTGTTTTCAATACAAGAAACATATAGCTTTGCGAAAGAAGTCCCATGTCTTTTTATTGATACAGAAGGCGGTGCACTGACGATGTTCGAGCGTTGGGACAGTGTTTTCAGAAAAAGATTCTCTCCTAAAAAAGAAATATATTTCGAACAGAAAAAGAGTCTCTATTCTCTGCATGAATTTTTAGGATTCAAGACAAACGTCATTTTCAAAGCTACAGATAAAACTGGAACAAAAGGAAAGTTAGAATTCAGAGTAATCGAGTCAATTAATAAACCAGAAATTAACGCATTAATCGAGAAAGAAGGAATAAAATTCGTTGTAATCGATAGCATATCATCACCAATACGACAAACATTCACTGACGAACAACAGAATTTCCCGGCTAAAGCGTCTGCGCAAGCGTTGATATTTGGTAAACTATTAGAATTGCAAGATAAGTATGGCGTCGGTATTTTGGTTACACTGCAAGCATCGTTCAATCCAGCTGATCCATATTCTACAGTTGATTCAATATCAGCGAGAGGTGGCATAGTCGTTCATCATTATACGAAACGATTATTTTATATGGATAGAAGAGATAAGAAAGAATACAAGGATTACAGACGACTTTGGTTTTTAAGAGTAGAGAATAAACCAAAACTTAGTGACGTGGTTCCGTTATTCATCGATGATAATGGATTCCATGAATGCAACATCGAAATGAGAGATTTATTGACAGACGCAGAATATAGAATTATTACTGGCGGAGGAGTCGTCGATGATAACGGATCAATATATTGACAAAGCCGAGAAAGAGATAATCGTTTGGACGAGAAACAATTTCCCAATTGAATACGGATTAAATAGAATTTCTCTAATGAATTTCAACGAGCTAATGCAACATTACGTCGCTGATCTAATCATAGGGAATGACGTATACGGTTCAGTCTTCAGCAGAAAAAATATTGCAGAAAAAGTATACGATACAATCTTTATCGATGTCGATAATGGTTATGAATGTTTTAGAAAGGTAGTAAGCAAACTAATGGAATACGACATTAGAGCACGTTATTACTTTTCTGGTCGTGGTTATCACATCTATATCGATTTCCGACCTATTGTTTTAAATGATTATAGCAAGTGTGCAAGAGACTTCATTAAAGAAATAGGCATCGATACAATGATTGATATGTGCGTAATCGGTGACGTTCGTAGAATGGCAAGAATGCCTTTAACGATTAACACGAAAACAGGATGTTATATGATACCGATTTTCCCGTATATGAATGAAAGCATGATACATAGAACTGCAAAAACACCAGATAATATATTGATTTCAGGTTTAGAGTCATCATTGCACAAGAATTCACACATCATTTCAATGTTGCTTGAATACGACAGAGAAACAAAGAAAGACTTTGAAACACCTAATATCGAAATCAATGATCTACCTGAATGCATTAAATCGATTATAAAGAAAGCAATAACCAACAATTACATAAATCACCAAGAGCGACTACATCTTGCAACGTATCTATTATCTGTGAACAAAGAAAAAGAGCTATACAGCGTATTATCAATTCTTTCAGACTTCGATCCGAAATACTCTATTTACCAAGTCGAATGGCTAAAAAATAAGAACTATTCTCCCTATTCATGTAGAGCAATGATGAAGTTTGGGTTATGCCCAAATAAATGTAAACTCTTTCCGTATATACTAAAGGAGGTGTAATAATGGCTGAATGGAAAAGAGTGTTGTCTTTTGCGAGGTTCCCAGAAGGGAAAGAGCCAAAGCGAATAGAAGTTTCGGAAGTGATAGATAACGACACAACAAGTATTGTTATAGCGGCAAGTGAAGGAAGAGACAAGCGAATCGTTTTCAATCTAACCGTCGGTGAAATGCTATCGCTATCCGAACTTCTTAAGTCAGAAGCAAAGAAGTTAATCGAAAAGGGAACGTTAGCAAATACATATACAAAAAGTGGGTGAATGAATGAAATCAGATAGTGAAGTAATCGAATGGGCGAAAAATAAACATCCCGATTTATTTCAGAAATACGGTAAGAACATCGATCTTTTCAGACTTTTATATCTTTCGGAGAATGCAGACGGACATTACATAACGCCAATCGAAGAAATCGAAGAAGGCAAATTCGTAACGACAGTTGGTGCGATCGTTCGCATCAAGAAAGACGGGTATATGGGTTGCAAAGTATGTAAAAAGAAAGATTGCAAAACACACGGTGGAGAAAAGGTTCAATACACGATAACAAAGTTTACATTGGGTGACGCATCACAACTATTAGAGTGCGTAGCGTTTTCAGATATCGATGTTAAATTAGGAGACGAATGCACTGTTTCTGGCGTTTTAAAGAAGAGACGTGACGCATTCTCATTCGTCGTAGAAGAAGCAAAGAAGATTAGGTGATCATTACGGTCATGTGCCCACATTGTAAAGGCAAACTTGTGAAATACGGCAAAAGAAGAGGTGTGCAAGTATATTACTGCAAATCCTGTTTTAAATATACGACAAACCCAATAATCGAGTTGAGTGAATATGATAATAGCGAATGCAAATGAGCCTGAGAAATACAGAAAAATAGCTGATGAAGTCGATAATATAACGATTGACTATCTTGTCATAGGTGACGTCGCTAAATATTGCATTGAACGAAAGACACTCGACGATTTGGTCAAATCAGTTAATGATGGTAGGCTATGGGAACAGCTAAAAGTATTAGCAGAGTTAAGAAATGAAGGATATCGACCTATTCTTCTCATTGAAGGTGAATTATGGAAGATGTTCAAGACGAAACGATTAACACTAAAGAAATGGCATTCATATCAAGTCGCTATCGCATCATTTGGCGTCCCAATCGTTACGATAAGCGGTTACAATCAGTTTTCACTGATAATGTCAATCATAAACGAGAAATGCGGTAAGAAGACCGAATACAAGAGACCAACAATCAGAAAACCTGAACGCACAATAGAAGAAGAGCGAATCGACATGATCTCTGCAGTTAGCGGAATAGGAAGCAAAAAAGCAGAGATATTAGTTAAAGAGTTTAAGACGATCGAAGGTCTTTGCAACACTTCATTAGAAGCGTTAGAATCGATTTTAGGAAACAAAACGGCATTACACCTTATAGAGGTATTACATGAGGGTTAATCTCTCGTCTCCGTTGATTCTACCGCTTTATACGAGGCTTTTAGAAGACGTTAATACCCGTCGTAGACTATGCGTTTTAGACCTAACAAACAATTTCTATCTTTTTCTTGCTTTTAAGAAGAAGTTTAGCCCTTTATTAGATTATATCGTTATTAGCAAAGATATACGATTATGTATGAAGTTTAACGATAGCATGGGAATAGCCGCATACAATGAACCACGAAACTTCATAAGAGAACACGGCATCAGAATTTTCGACATCATCATTCTTAATGATACGGACAAAGAGACAATTAAAACAATATTAGAAAAAGATAGGAAAGATTTGCTTTATATTGTCTTAAGCACAGACAAGAACTATAACCCTGAATGGGGCAGAATAATAAAGCATGTTTACGGTTGCCCAATCGTCAATAAAGAAAAATCTAAATTGCTTCCTTTATATATTTTTATAAACGCTCATATAAAAATAAGACCTAAAGTTCATATTTATCTTGTCAAAGAATGGAGGAATGACGATGGCACGAAAAAAGAGTGAAGAGAAACGCACTGGTTTCTCGACACTTGAAGAGAAAGTCAATTTGTATGCAGAAATAAAAGAACGCATACGGTTGTTAAAACAGAAGGAAGATGATGATGAAGTCTTTCCGTTACCAGAAATACGTGAGATGTATTACCTTGCTTTGCAAGTCTTGGAGCGCATCAGGGATGAACGTGAAAAAGCACCAAAGACAGTAGAAGACAGCAAAGAGGAGGCATTTGAAGAATGGCTAAAAGAAGCGGAAGAGGAGTAACGGAACAAGAAGAAGATTACAACGTAATCGATAACACGTCGAGACTCATTTTAAAGAATATCCCTGATTTCGTAGAGAAGCATTTCGTATCAGAAAATGGTAAACCGCTTAAATTAACTCAGTATCAAATCGATTTCATTAAACCAATTCTTCATAGAACGCATGATAAATTCGTTTGGGTGTCAAGTAGAAGAGTAGGGAAATCAGAAGCATGCGCCTGTCTCGCTACGCTCATGGCTATCGTTTACAATGCGGAACAAGTTGTTATAATCGCTCCTACATTCAGACAAGCAGAAAGATTGTTCAAACGCATAAAGAATTACTTCATGACAAACAAGAACTTGCGATTATTTGCAGATGTTACACGAGGGTTTAGACGTGATGAGATTTGGCTTAAAAACGGAAGTGTGATTCGTTGTTTGAGTGCTTCAGGTGTCGAATCGTTATTAGGTGCCGGTGCTACAACGTTGATTATTGATGAAGCAAGTGCAATACCGGACGAAATCATTAAAACACGTATTTTACCGATGCTTGCATCTTCTGGTGCTTTCAAGAGACGACCAATTCTTGTATTAGTAGGAACGCCACATTTAATTAACTTCATGTTTGAAGCATGGAATTCTGATGATTTCAAAAAATTTAAAGTGACTTGGAAAGATGCAATCAAAGAAGGCATATTAGACGAACAAGAAATGATGTTTCAAAAGAAAACGATGAGCGAAAAGGAGTTTGCAGTTTGGTTTGATGGTGAATTCGTAGGCACATCAGATAGTCTCTTTCCACAAATTGATGTAAACAAATTAATGGTATTAGAGAAGTTGAGTAGTAGAGAAGATGATGGAGACCGATATGATTATTATGCTGGTTTAGATGTTGCACGTCTTGGGACAGATGAGTCATGCTTTGCAGTTATTCGTGTTCCGAAAGGCGTTCAATTTGAAGATACGATTGTCGAATTCGTTTATTACTCTACAAGAGAACAGATACCGACATCGCATTTGCTCGAATGGGTTGGCAACAAAATAGAAGAATGGAGACCAAAATACGTCGTTGTTGATGAGATCGGTGTAGGCGGTGCAATTTGCGATTTATTACAGAGGAAATACGGAGACATGATCAATCCGCTTACAATGGTCGGTAAACTAAGAAGCGATGTTTACCTAACACTATCTGAGCTTATTAAAACTGCAAAAATACTATTGCCAAAAGATGAGAAGCTAAAGAGTCAATTTATGAGTTTCGACGTCGCATATCAATCAGACGGAAGAATCCGTATTATTAAAAACCCAAAGATGAAGGATGACATTGTAGACGCACTTGCGTTTGCGACGTATATGGCAAAAATTGATAAGGGCGAAGTGCTTTATTTCTTGCCTGATGTGAGGTTGTAGTATGGCGAAATATTATGTTAAAAATTATAAGAGCGGTGAAGAATTTAAGAGAAATCGAGTAGTTTTATCAGTCACGATTGCAGAAGACCTGAATGCACAAATCGAGATGATTGCGAAAGAAAGTAATGAACCAAAAAGTCAAATCGTCGAACGTATGCTTAGAATCGGTTTAGTGCAGTATAAGAAAGAGATTTCAAGAGAGAAAGAAATAGACGTGCAACTTGATGAAAAGAAAACTAACGCTGTTTTAAACTTCATTCTTAATTCTGATCAACCTCAGTATTATCATCTTATAAAGAACGCCTATGATTCGCAACTATAATGTTCCACAATGGTACTGCGAACGAATATCGAGTGTAAAGAAAATGCTCTTTCCTGCGGGAAGAGGGAAAATCTCTATCGCTTTTTGCAAATATGCTTATGAAAACGCTAAACCGTCGTATTCTATTGCATGTTTTTAGTAATATATTATACGATTATAGTAATGTTATAAACATTTTACCTATCAACATCGAAGCTAAAATACGATATTTTCATAGGTTTTTAGAAATTTGTGTTTTTTAGTCATTTACCCTAGGATTTTTGACTAAAATTCACAAAAGTTTGATGATTTAAACATGCAATCTAAATCGAAATATATATATACACTTATTCATATAATGGCTTATAATGATTGTGAAACTATGGGATGGAACAACTGCTCATGCAAGTGTTGATTGCAAAATAATGTCTGATATTACATCGTTATTAAAAAACGAAGGAATAACAGCAATACACAAATTTTGGTATTCTTTTGAGGACTTAAAAAATGGAACAATCGCTTATGTAACGCATACAAGACGATCTAATCCAATCAATCCGTATTCATCTTCGTGGAGAGACAGTGAACGATTCAAGTTACGAATGTATGATGGCTCTTTACCAAGCAACATATCGGTTTGCGTATACGCTCACTTGCATACAAGCAGAGGATCAATAGAAGATGGAAAACTGAAGATCGTTTATTTACCAGCATGGTCAATTTTCCAACCGTATCCGTCTGCATGTGCTAACTTTCCACATTGGCAACCAGATATCGGTGCGTATTTCCTTTTTGTTACAGAAGGCGGTCGAATAAAACTGTTGAAGTGGTTGTATAAACCGTTTGTTTATGTCGAGATCGATGATAAAATCTATGAAGGAGACGGATCAAGTGAATACGTCGATTGTGAAAAACCGCTTGTTTTAGATGCGTATCTAAAGGATTTGATTGAGACGTCGATATTCAAAGTGTGCATGATTGCAGATTTGCATGTCGGAAGCAAATATGCTATTACACCAGAGAAGTATAAAGACATAAACGGTAATGAATGGATCGTTCCTACGAACAAAGCAAATAGACGTTTAATGGATTATTGGCTTCACTTTGCGAAAGTATTTAAAACGTTTAAATTCGATGAATTATGGATCGTTGGTGACGCAATCGCTGGGCTAAACGTTTTCGATAAACAAATATGCAATCAAATCAACACATTAGATGAACAGAAATACGCATTTATTGAAGTCATCAAGGAGCTATTTCGATGACTAACATGTTACCAAGCGGTATTACAGTAGAAGAGCTAAATTCGTTATGTTCTCTCGTAAAAAAATACGATACGCTCGTTAAGTCAAGAATAGCATTCGAAAACAGAATAAGAAGTATAAAGAACGAAATCACATCTAAATGTGAGTTAGGCATTGTTGTCGAGGAGTCGATTGTAGACGGTTTAAAGGTTAATGACAAGAAAATCTTAGGATTAAAAGTGTTTGAAGTAGAAGTTGAGGTTCAAATTCGCAATATCGTTCTCAAACATGCTTTATGGTGGTCAGTTTTCAAGAATATAGAAGGGATAGGAACAACTCTTGCTGGTAAAATCATTGCTAACATCGAACCATATTACGCCGGAATAGAAGTCAAAGAATATATAAACGGCAAAGAGACAATGCGCAAACTTACACCACCAAAATCACGTAGTGCATTAAACAAGCTTTTCGGATATTCTGTTGATGAAAGCGGAAGAGCAGAAAGAATGAAACACGGTCAGAAATCTGTCGGTAGCAGAAAAAAGAAAGCATTGATGTATAACGTTTTTCTTTCATGTATAAAGAAGAAAGGCAAGGCACGTGCAGTTTATGATGAAATTTATAAGAAAATAGAGAAGCGTTATCCTTCTTATCTTCTTAAGAACTACGGAACAGAAAATAGAGAAGAAGCGAAAAAGAAATACGGTTACGTTCCGACTGTGTTTGATTTAGCACGTCGCAAATGGATTAAAGTGTTCTTATCACTTCTATGGGAAGAATTTAATAAACTCTATAACTTACCAGTTACATTGCCGCAAGCAGAAAGAGGCGTTCCGCTTAAAGAAGAAGACCGATATAGGATTGAAGACTTTCTTGGATAGTAATCATTAAATATACATATAATGATTTGTCTAATCATGGAAGAGCAAATCATAATAGGTGTCGCAGTAGCTGTAGTGTATTCGATTCTCGGGTATATCGAAAGCGGTGAACGGTTCAGCGTAAAGAAATTTGTCAAGACATTCGTCATATCACTCGCAGTTGCGGCTGGTTTCGAAATCGCACTTCCAACCGATATCTATCTTGCGCCATTAGGCGTTCCGATGATAACTGTTCTTGTGCAGAAAATCTATGGTGCAGCAAAAGGAATGGCAATGCGATTAAAAAAATAAATAAAAACAATAAAACTCTTTTTTTCTATTTTTTCAATAATGGAACGACTTCTTTTCTTATATAGCTATATAACGCTTCTATGTTTGCACAAATGGTTTCAACGTCGTCTCTGATTTGCGACAAATAAATGCAGACCTCGTCTTTCGTCTCATCTTTTTTGGTTTGCTCATTCAATTCTGTTTCGGGTTTGTCCATATCTTCGGATGATATTTTCCCATCCATGAAATCTTGCATTCTCTTCTCTACGCATCCCGCATGAGCTATTTTGTTACCGTCAAAATAGAATTCGCCATTCACTAATTCTCCACAAATAGAACAGGCTTTTTTCCATTTCGGCTTATCTAACCGACTTCTAATCCACGGACTCATAATACAGAAATAGTCATGCATGTATATATAGTTTATTAGATAAAAGAAAGATTTTAATATAAAATAAATATTATTTTAAATAGAGGTAAATGTATGCCAAACGATGAGGAGAACGTTCAACCGCCCTCAACTGTAGAGCCGCAAAGCATGGATGAGAAAATCGATGCAGTTTTCAAAGCCTTAGCAGAGTTGCAAGGAGCAGTTAAAGACCTCGCTTCCGCTATTTCCGCTGGTGCTGAAGCACAGCGAGGCGTAGTCGAGTCGCTTTCTACAATGAAAAGTGATCTAATCAACACGATTAAAGAAATCGTTGTTGGACTACAAGCAGAAGCGAAAGCAAACAAAGAAAAGAAGGCAACTCCAGCTGAAGGCGAGAAAGTTACTGTAAATAATATGCCTGATGCGGAACATCTCTACAAAGGCGAGAGACCTACTGAAACTACACCCAATGTAATGAAGACGAACAATGCGAGAGAAGTTGTTTCGACGATCCTGAAAGGGAAAGTCGATATGTCAGAAATAACCAAGAGGTTGAAACAATGAGGTATCTAACAACAGAAGACCTAGAAGCGTTCTACGCTATGGAAGAAGGTCATCCATTCTACATACCAAACGGAATGATACAACTGTTGAAATCTGCTGGTTCGGTTCCAATGACGTCGAGCTATTACAATGTTATCTATGGCCCGATGATGTGGACACAACTAAACCAAGAAGCTAACGTTTTCGGTGCATTACCAAAGACAACGTGGCCGCACACCGGTTTCAGAGTCCAAACAGCATTCGCATCAGCAAGTGAAGACATCGGTTTTGCTACGAGTGACAACCTTCCATCTGCTGTATACCCAACGGTCGCAACTGTCGCCCCAAGTGTAAAACAAATTGGGGAGACATTCGAAGTTCCTGAGGCTCTTGAAGCACTTGCTTCTGCTGGAACAGACGATATCTGGGGCACATCACATCAGATGAAAGTCGCAATCGGAACAGAAGTCGTAAAGAGAGTCAATCAACAGCTAATGCACAAAGTCGGTGAGCTTGCATCGGCTTGGGACAACCTTGAAACACTCGATCGTATTGCATCGAAATATAACGAACAAGGAATGACGTCGAACGGATGGAATCTATACAACATCACAAAGAGCGATGCAACGCACTGGGCGAATGCATATGTTAATGATTCATCTTCGCTAAGAGACTTAACCGATGACTTAGTAAGAGATTTGCTTGCTCAGACAAGGATAAGGGGTGGGAACCCTACACTGATTGTCACTGGTGCAGACACATACTCGACACTGCTCGGCATGTATATGACGTTTGTCAGATATGCGCCTATCCAAGAGATGCTTGCGCAGTTCGGTGTCAATGGTGTGCAGACAGCAAAAGGTATTGAAGCCGGTATTCAAATCTCATCGCTGTATGGAATTCCATTGATTTCGACTGCGGACTGTCCTTCGACAACGGGCGGTATCTCATGGATTTATGCACTTGACATAAGTGATCCAGAAGGATACGGATATCCGAGACTCGGTATATCTCTGTTGATGCCTTTGCAGTATTTCGAAACTGACAACTACTTTGTCGTGAACAAAGTCGCAAGAAAAGGAATGTATTTGATGCTCGGCGAAACAGTTGCAAGAATGCTCAGAGGACAGGGCAAGCTAAGGGACATACAGTAGGGGAATGAATATGGTAACCGTTACAAGTGACACACGGACGAAAGGAATCAGAGGAGCGAAATTTGGCGAGTATATAATTTCGAGGATCAAACTAAACTTTGTCACGGCTACATTTGGAAGCTCAGAGACATATGCCACAGGTGGTATCGCAGTGCTTAGTGCAATCAAAGCCGCAAGTGGCATAAATAACCCAATTGTTATCTCGCCAATTGGAACAACGGTTTCTGGTTATGTCCCTTACTACAACACATCAACAGGTAAGATTCAGTTTTACGGCACAGGTAGCTCAGCTGGTGCGTTAGGAGAATTGGCGAATAGCTCTTCGGAAATAAGCGGTAAAACAGTATCCTTCATGGTGCTGGGAATTTAATGTTGCTTAAAAAGAGAGATAAACCTTCTTCTTCTTTTTTTAATTTTTCTAATATTAATGATTTGACTGTTAGACTGATAGAAAAACAAATCGAACGTGAAGGCGATAACGAAGTCTTCATTTGTGGCAAATTCTACAAATATTCTGAACTAATAAAAGAAATAAAGAACGGTAATAAGAAACTGATTACATTGTTTAATGAATCTGTTTCAACTCTCATAAAAGAACACAAAGAGAGTTTGGAGCGTTTCGTCCAATGAGGATCATAATTATAGCACCACGATACGATGAGGCAACAAACTATTCGTCATCTTGGGCTAAATCACTGTATAATGAATTGAAAAACAAAGGATACGATGTAGTCTATATCGGTGATAGAGAAGTCGGACGTCATGAAGTTGAACATGCATTGTTAAGAGGCGACATCTTCATCTTTTACGATCATGGAAGTGAAGGTGCATTATGGGGATCAAAGACATCAGCTGTCATTTCTGGAATTAATGTTCACGTTCTTAAAGACAAAATATGCTATACGATGGCGTGTCTATCAGCAAAAAAGCTTGGTAAACTTGCATGCAGTAAAGGATGTAATGTCTATTGGGGATACGAAAAGGAATTCTCTTTCACGACATACGGAAATAAAGCATTTGCAGACTTTTCTTCATACGGTTTTAAAGTGTTCTTGGAAAGTAAGGATTGGAAAATCGCATATAACGAGACAGTTAAATACGGTAAATGTCTAATCGGTAAACTGTTATTGTCTGGTAATATTTTAGGCGCTGTTCTATTGGAAAACGATATAAAAGTGTTAAGATGCTATTTAAAAGATGAAATGCCTGAACCGAAGACGTGTAGTTTTGTAGAGCGAGTCAAATCATTCTTTAGAAAGTTATTCAATTAAATATATATACAGTTTCATCTATTTTGTTAAACATGCAGTATTTCTATTGCGAGGCAAAAAAGATCATCATAAAAGAGAATAGAAGAGCAGTATTGCCATTACATTGCGACGAATATAAAACAAATCCTAACATGCAAAACTATCAAAAAAGCTGTTTGTTTTGTGCGTATAGCCGACCTTTATCGAAAAAATAAGCTTAATAACGATTTAGAGCAAAATATAGAAGATTTTAACTATTAAGGCATATCATCCTACGTTTTAAAATAAACTCTTCTATAAATTGATTTAAATGCGTTATAGAAAGCGAGTATGCTATTCTTTAGCAAGCTAACCGTATCTAATACTTTTTAAAGCATGAAAATGAATAAAAAAGAGCGTAATCAGAAGACTATACCGTAATTCTCTAATTCGGTCAAGTAATCTTCTTTATACCGTTCTACGGATGAATAATCAATTGCAGATTCGTTAGCAGATAGTGTTTTTGATATACGTATTGCTTCTTGTAATGATTCGTTATAGCTATCGCCTAAACCGACTACAACCGCAATGATACGATCATTAGGCACTGCCCATATCTCATCGTTCGTTTTTATAACACCACGTGGGAAGAAGACGTTCGTATTGAATAGCTCGGGTGATTCCATATTGATTTTTGTCCATCGACTCTCTCTTTCTCTGGTCATAACGAACGTGACAGCGTATTTCTTTTTAAACTTCGGAATAATATGTTCACCATTTGCGACCGCATATATCACATCATCGTAGTTTTCTAAATTAGCTGGGTAAATGCTACTTGCGGGATAGAACAATCTTGCAGTTACGTCAAGTAATGATATGTCGTTACCGTCGTATATTCCTTCGAATGATATTGCACCACGATAACCGCTATTCTTCAAGTATTCTTCTAAAGAGATTAACACATCATCCCATACGCATTCATCTACGATCTTATTGTGTTGTGAACCTGTTCCTTTGACTTCATTGCCAAAATTAATTGGATATAGAAATTCGTTACCGTTGAAGAACGTATCAACACCAATTTCTACACCTTTAACTGGTTTTGTAACGATGAACGTCAATTCATCGCATAACATACCGAATTTGCTTTCTTCTAAAGCAAGCATTAGCTCGCTCATCGAATTGACTTTCATTGTTTCAAAATTACCTCTAAAGATATTGAGTTTGACGTAAAACGGGAATCCGTATTTTTCTGCATGATCTAACAGTGCTTTTTTGCCTTGTAGAATAGTATGTTGTGGCACTTTAATACCCAATTTCTGCATCGTAGATAACATGAAGACTCTATCATTTTCTAACTGTTCACCAAGAATTGAAGCTCCGAATACGGCTTTACCATGCTTTCTTAAGTAATTCGAAAACGTTGCGAATCCAACATCAGAAAAGACTATTACATCTACGTTATCCAAGACAGTGCCGTAATCCATCACTTTTTGTATTTCGTTAAATCCATAACCGCTTATGTAGTCTTCAATATGCGGATAGCGTGTTCTATATTCCGTGAAATAATAGACAACGTTTCCTTTAGACCCAAGAGATAATGCATGATCTAACGATAAACCAGTGTCATACCAAAGAAAAGAGTGCTTCCCATCCCTTTTTTCTAATTGCAATACTTCTTTTTTTGGCTTTAATAGGTGATTTATGCTTTCTTCTTCAATATATTCGAACGGTATTAACAGACGGTTATTTAAGATATCGTATTGCTCATCACTCATGGTGCTAACACCTCTGATGGCTCTCTTAGTTGCCTTCTTAATCTAAGCACATAGTTTTCTAACTCTTCATATTTATCAGGTGCCATAATCTCTCTTTTTGCCATGGCAGCTTCTAATACGCTTTTTTGTGTAATGTTCGTAATCATTTTAAGTAAACCAGCAACATAACGCCTTTCTTCAAATGTGCCTAAGTGTGTTGTTTTCTTCCTTCCCTTTTTGTATATGTCGATTGCTTTTTTATAGAATTTAAAGAATAACTCTGAATTGTATAGTGCGGCTTTAGAGAAGACGTTTTTGTTGTAAACGCTTCTGAATGTCAAATAAATGTCGTATACACTTCTGATTTCTTTTGATGCGTGCGCTTTAGCAATTTCAAGTCCTTTCTGTATTGGTGCAAATTGCGGTAACTCTAAAGCCCTACCACCGAATTCTATTTTAGAAATTTGAAATCCTTCTTTCGGCACTAAAGCGACAATCTCTTGTAATTCTGCACGTTCAGGCGAGAACATCCAATGACCACTGATGACATTCTCTTTCCTGAGTTTTATTTCTGCAACAGGAACACCAAATCCTTCAACAGCTTCTTTTTTTGCGAATGTTGAAACTACTGCACCGCCAATTGAAAATGGCTTTTCGAGAGCCTTTTCGCCTTCAACAACCGTCTGCATGAACATCTGTATCTGTTCGCTTTCTGTTAATGGTCTGTAAACCGTTGTCTCTTCACCGTATATTTCTTCAAATACGGATTGAGAGAATTCAATTGTCTCTTTTACTTCTTGAACATATGGCAATAGCTCTTCTTCATTTTCTGGTTTAATCAATCTATGATACCGATCTCCTTCTTCTAAAAGACCTAATATCTTTTCTAAAACCGATAGCACTTCTTCCGTATTGATTACGCTTTCTGCTTCAGTGTGCTCTGGTGATAAAGCAATTGACGCTTTTGCAACTTTTTGTGTAAACTCTTCTTCTGTGTATTTCTTATTTTTTTTAACGAAATTTATAACCATTTCATTCTTCTTCCCATCTTTTCTAATATCATCATATCGTTTTTTTGTAGAACGAACAAGAACGATGTCATACTCTTCTTTTTCTTTTCTTCTACGTGGCTTCTTTTCTTCTTTTGGCTCTTTGCCCCTTTCTTCTTGCTCTTCAGGGATTCTTTCTTGCCCTTCAGTTGGCTTTGTTTCTTGTGGCTTCTCTTCTTCAGGCATATAACCGATTTCTTCTAAGGCTTCTCTGCTTAACATTCTTGAGTCTATATAGTATCCGCCTCGTGTTCCTTGATATACTGGCAAGTTTTTTGGTAATTTAGATGGGTTTGTAATTGATGATAAATAGATTCTGTATTCTTTTGGCACAGGCTCTTCGTCTTGCTTTTTGATATCGATTTCATCATCAGGAATGATTGCGATCGGTATCATTCTTCTTCACCTGTGTCTGTTCTTGTCTCCATACCTTGATCGCCATACAAATCGCCAATTGTCCCAACAACGTTAGTTTTTGGTTTCCTTACGCCTGTTGGTTCGCCTTGGAAACGTTGATCTTCTGTTCTTGCTCTTCCGTGTTCAGGTTCTCCTTCAAATCTTGGCATTCTACGTGGCGATATGTGTCTTCCAGTTGTTCCTACACTGATTGCTTCATAACCTTCATCGGTTACTTCAAAGTAATCGAAATCGAGTCCGTCTTCGGTCATCTTAGCAACTGGTTTATAGCCTAATGCATTCATCTGCTGTGCGATCTGCAAACGCATTTGTTCTCTTTGTATTCTTGCTACGATGTCACGACCTTCATTCGGAACGAGTTGTATGAGCCAATCCCTTATTCCTATTGTTTTACACAACCACGGTAATATCTTCTCATTGAACAATTGCTGTTCGACTTTAACTGTTCTATTTGTAACAAGTATTTGTATTCCTTCATTACCTAAGCCTTGACCACCGCCTTCACCAGTGAATATCGGCATGACACCCCATGCCGCACCAATAGATTTTCTAAGCTCTTCTCTGTATTGAATGAAATCGACATCAGCTGGTTTAATCGATAAATCGACTTTCTCAACGATGTTCTTGACGTCTTTAAGTCCTTCAACTGCAAACGGATAGATCATATGCGGATTTCTTTCTGCTTCTAACATTGCTTTTTTCCATGCTTTTTCTACTGTTTCAGGGTTCATTTTAATGAATAACAACATCTTAGGTGGTCTCTGCAAATGATATGCAGTTAGAACAAAATAATCCATTTTTAGCAAAATTAGAAGTTTCATTGCAACAGTAAATACAGGCGACACACCGTAACCTATACCCGTTGTAAATTTCTTTATGTGTAACATTTCACCATTAGTGTAATAGATGTATTGCTGACCAGACTTCTTTTTATATCTGTAATAAGCCGGATACATTCGCTTGCCGCATATAGGGCATTTTGGTCGCTTTTCTTTATAATCTTCTGGCTTAACTGCATGATATTTGTCTCTATGTTCTAAACAAAAAACAATGAATTCATCGTTATCAGAATGAGCAAAACGACCGCTTTTGTCTACGATTAATTCGACTCTATCAGGCGGTGATCGTATGATTTCTCTGACTTCTGATCCGATTACTTCACCATCATCATTAAAATTGTATTCTTTTACAACGGATAAGAATGCATTATCGAATAGATTAACATCAGTATCGATTTCCTGTAATACTTCTAAAAGCGATTGATCGTTTAGGTTTACATCATTGAGCAGTTTCTCGAGTTTGTTATATTCTGTGTAGTTAGGCTCTATGAAATCATTACTTCCACACACATTACAGTTAGTGACACCAGTTTGATATTCTGTTCCGCAATAAACACATTTTTTGACGTATTTAGCTACGATGTTCAAGCCATTCCTGAATGTCTCGAATGTTATGTTTCGTATGATTGTCCTCAATAAATCGCTGTTCGTATACATTTGTGCACAAAACTCGAACGTATAGATCGGTATTGATGGTAATTTCGCAATATCAGATACACCACGTGTTCCATAAGCCAAATCAACAGGTCGTGGTATCATATCAATTGATTCTGATTTGCCATATCGTTGAAATCGTCGCTTTATTATGTCTATAACGCTCATATCATCAGCTCTTATATAAAATAAACATCTTAATATATAATTTTTGCATGGTTTTTAGTGTCTAAAATTAGACAAAATAGTATTTAAATCATCAAACTTTTGCGTTTTTTAGTCATTTAGTATAGGAGTTTTGTGTAAAAAATGATAATCCGTGAAAAGTGCTAAAAATATCGTAAAATCTATACGAATAAAATAAGTAATTTGCTTAATTTACTATTATAATTCGTAATATAATATACGAATAACTATAATAGAAATACGACACTATTGCGTTTTCGTAAGCTTATCTTCTAATTCCGCAATCTTTTTCTCTAATTCCTCGATCCGTTCTAAAAGTTTTTTAGATACGCATAGTGCGAAACCGCTAACTTTACCCGCATCAAAGAAGTCGTTTTCACCGAAATCGTCATCACTTAGCAAATGTTTAATGTCATTTTTATCGATTACTTTTTTGATGTGACCTTTCTCGTCTTTTGTCTCCTTTTCTTTTATTGATTTTAAAATAGCTAAGTCATCGAGGCTTTCGAAAGACGCTAAGTCTTTATAACGAACATAATACCCATAGATGTATTTCCAATATGTGTATTGATGTGATGTTCCTAAATAACCATAACCATATTCATCTAAGCATAAATCTGGTGATGGAACAACATATAAATGTCCAAATTGTGCAACGCCAGCTCGAGTTTGGCTTATTGGATACATCTCAAAATGATTGAATAGATTCCCTTGACTTCCTTCAGTTTTCCAATAACCGACAAAATTCCATATTTTTGTTTGATCACCATATGATATATCTTTAAATGTGCAACTTAAGTTGTCGGCACTAAAATAGCCACCAGCGAGTTTTGTCTCACCAGTGCTTGCGGTGATTTCGAATGATTTGCTTGTTCCGCCTGTATACCCAGCGAGTCCGCTTGAGTTGAAACGAATTCCGGCAGGGCCTCCGCTCTGTCCTACGTTTTGTGCAGTTGCGAAATCTTTACCGTAAATTAAATCACTTGTTATTTTATCGCTTGTGACTACACTTGCAGCCAAATGATCTGTCTGTATAGCACCAGACTTAATGTGAACAGCATCTATAATACCAGCGGCTAATATACCCGTTCCGATTGTTGGCGAATATGAGTTAAAAGTCCATATTGATGTTTTCTCTTCTGCGGCTGTTTTTATATTTGCAACAGCCAAAAAGCACTTTCCTGAACCGACTACATCTGAATATGTTGTCGAGGATTGTAATGTAGAATTGCCGTTTAAATAATAGAAATATCTAACTTCTTGTCCGTATGTCGTTCCAGTTGTGTTTTTGTTAAATGTTTTTGTCGTTCCGTCTGCGAATTTAATAGATGGGTTACCGCCACTGCCATCGTCCCAATAGAGTTTACCTTTGACCGAAGAGTCTTCCCATATTCTGAACTTTGCTGACCATGGTCTTGCTTCTATTGATAGATCGTATGAGTTTACATATAATGGTGTAGCTGTTACGATTGAAGAGAATGCACTTGGGTTACCAGAAACATCGTATGCTTTTATAGCGACGTAAAGCTGTCTATACATGCTTGATGAAGTAACCGCATATTCATAATACGTGCTTTTTGTGCTTGCTATTTCTAACAACATGTCTGGTGATGTGCCGATAAACACGCCGTAATGATCAAAATCTTCAGCCGTAGATGCGTCCCATTTAATCCACAAACCACCCATAATAGGCGTTACAGTAACACCTGTTGGTGCTGGAGGTGGAGTGTTGTTAGACGTTGTAAGAACGATTTCTTTTGCAGAATAGTCTCCTATAACACCTTTAAGCGATTTGCTTGCAACCCTAACATAATAATATTGTGATGGCAATAGATTCGGCGTATAAACAGTTATGTGATCACTGTCTGTTTGCGGAACATCTATGTATTGTGAATTTCCTAATGGATTGCCCGCATTGTCGCATTTGCAGTATTCAACAACATAACCACTTGCCTTATCAACACGATTAATACTAATTGTGATCCACGTTTTAAATTCAGTCGCTGTATCAGTCTCTTCAGCAACTGCAGTGAATGTCGGTATATCAGGCGTTGTATCTGGTATTGGTTTCCCAGAAGATGAAATAATAATACTTCTTACTCCTCTGAGGGTATTAACAGCATTTCTAATCGCAAGTGTAACCTTCTCTATATCGACTTCTATGATCCGAGGCGTCATTTTAAGTTTATAAATCCTGTAATAACCACTAAGACCGAGCTCTGTATCGCTAATATAAATTGTGTCTCCCGCTTTTAGATTATAACCAGTATCGACTCTTATCTGTATTTTGCTTGCAGTGTAATCTTTGCTGTATTCGTTCAATAGTTTATTTGCTTTAGATGTTAATGTAGCTCGATCCGTTACATCTGACTCGTAGAATACGTAGACACTTTCTGTTCCGCTCCCTACTTCTACTACGATTTCGTTACCTTCACTATCAGTGCCTACGCCTATGACTTTCGTTATCTTATCACTCGAATCTTTAGTGCAATCATTTATACCAACGACATCAACTTCAGGATAAGCTGTTCCTTTTGTTCCAAATTCTAATCTTATATCAGAAACACTTGTATTGCTTCCGTAATATGACCAAAAGTCGCAATTAGCTATTGACGCCAATGATGTGATGATGTCCCAACAATATTGGTATTTGTAATTGGCTTTAATGGTGTCTGTCTTAGTGCATACAGCAGTAACGCCGCCTTGTGAACAGACATAACCTAAAAGCGTGTTTAATGGTATTCCGTTTGAATAATCGCCATTGAATACAGCTCGTTTTAATTTAGAAAATGCTGGTGTGTAACCTGTGAATTCGATAAAATCTTTCTTGTAATTTACAGTCGTAAATCGACCATCGAATATCGTTGTGTTGTTATAAATGACCTTTATTCGCTGTGGCGTAGAGACGAGTGTTCTATTTTCTGCAGTATTAGGGAAAGATATTGTGCATTCTTCATAGCAGTTAAGCTCTTCTGTCTTTTCTAAAAAGGTTGCATTGCTTATATCGTACCATATTCCGCCGGCTAAATATCGTATAATGTATCCCATATATCATCATCCGCCCACGACCGATATTACAACGCTTCCTCTCTTAAACTCTACGTTTACGTCAAAAAACACTGGATGATATTCAATTGTGTTTACACTGGCTAATATCCAATCTTCACCGTCGTATGGCTCGCCCGCATTACTAATTCTGACTTTCTTACCAATCATTTGTTGAAACGGTTTAACATACGTCGTATAAATCTGATCTCTTGTCATCTGTTGAGAAAAGATTCTAAACGTTACAGAAAGAGAAGGAGACTCTAAAGCAAGAACAAATAGCATTTCTTTTTGCGATGGAATTGTAATGTTGTTTACAATAGCAGACGCTTTATATTCTGTTTTTTCAGGATTGAATGGAACAGTAACAGAGATGTACGTTCCTTCTACTGTTTCAATTGTCCATTTCGTCATAGTGATGGCACTCTCCTTCTTATGCTTTCTGATAACGCACGATCGATTGTAGATTCAATCTTTGCTAAATCTACATTAGAGCTCACGTTCCCTATATAAATTTCAGGATAAATATAAATTGTCTGGGTTGCATTCCTTATTTGTCTATTGGAAATGCTTCTATAAGGTTCTATTAATGATCTGCCTTCTATCATTCTATTTATTGTCCACTCACCAAAACCGAAGTGTTTCTTGAACCATGATTGTATACCACTGAACGCATTAGATATTCCATTGAAAATCCCTACAATAACACGATAGATGTCGTATAAAATGGTGTAAATTACTCTCATGATTGCCGCTAACACAAGAAAACCGGCCATTATTCCAACGATCGGAATCGACATTAAAAATCCAGCAATCTTACCGATTATTGGCATGAATTCTTTAATTGGGTCTAACATTTTCTTTATGAGTTCACTCATTACCATTATGATAGGCAATACTGTCGTATAGAATGGAACTAAGAAATACCCAATGAAAAGAATTAAGAACGGAAGTATCGCCATTGCGAACGCATCTGCAATCGGTCTGATTAACATCAAAAAGCTGAACCTAATCAATTTGAACGTTTCTCTAAATATTTCACTTGATTCCATGAAGAGATTGAAAATGCCTTTGATGATGTCGAATATTTTCTCTAATATGTATAAACCAGAAGCCGCACCGAGTGCTCCACCAAGTGCACCACCAAGACCGCCTAAAGCGGAACCCATTTTACCGATTGCGCCGCCAATAAGAGGCATTTGAGTAGCTATTGGTGCCGCTGTTCCAACGATATTTTTCATCCATCTTGGCATCGGTAATTTTTCAAAGGCATCGAAAAACGATTCTTTTCTTTTCTTTGTCGCTCTCTCTTTTTCTACTGTCTCTTTTTCTGTCCCTACTTTAGGCGCTTTTGGCAGTTCCGGTATTTCTTTAATGGTTTTCTTAAAAGATTGTTGAATTCTGTTGCTAATTTTTTCTAACTTCTGTATGACTTCCTCGAATGATCGCTCATCGACACTGACGGTTATTATTACTTCATCTGCCATCTGAGTTTCTCCTTAATGTTCATCGACGACAATGATGAACTTGCCCTTTCCATTTCTCTTTTCTCTTCTTCTTTTACATACTCTATGATTTCAATCATAGCGTTAATGAACTCTTCTTCCATTTCGTCGATTTGTTCTTTTGTCCATCCGAATTCTTTTGCAAGAACGTAGTATTCAGCGTATTCTCTCGCAGTGTCGCTGAGACGATGTTTATAGATTTGTCTATTCTGAACGAAGAAAGGGATTGCATTCTTGAATTGCGTTTACGATCCTTTGGAAGTCTTCAGCATCAAGCTCATCGATGTTCTCATCAGTGATTTCGAACGGTGCCTTTTCAATCCCATACTTTACCAATGCGGTCTGGTATTTGCTAAAGTCGATTTCGATGTTCGGTATTTCTCCGCCTAACCATTTAATTGTTTTAATCGACTCTTGCATAATCGCTTTCATATCTTTATGTTTCAGCTTCTTTACAACCACAATCTTTTCTTCACCTTTCCAATTAATCTTTACTTCCATTCAATCACCTCATGGAACAGACGAAACAGCATTCTTTGCAACTACGCTCGTTATATCTGTTGAGAGTATTGATACGTCTTCAATAACGATTGCGTTTGGCTCGTATGATACGTTGTGGCTTTCGAAGAACACTTTTCCAAGATTTATCGTGATTGACACTTCATTCGCACCAGTTAAACCATTTGTTATTTTAAGTGCCATATTGTTATACGAATCTCTCAGCATATCGAGAAATGTTCGATCCTTCATTGTGATGGATAATCGACCTTTCACTTCAAACGCTTGTTTCAATGCGCCTTGGACTTCATAGTTACCAAGCTCATACACACCTAACACATTGTTGTTAATCGTTAGCTCAGCGCTCTGAACCTCTGCTAAAACCGTTCCTGATGGCAATTCTAATGTCATGTTAGCGAAAACGTAAGGATCGAATGAGTCTACGCCGGGCGTCCCGTATGTTCCATTGTCTCTTTTTGCGTATAGAAACTCTCCTCTTACTTTTATTATATCATTGACTGCACTGCTTATGGAAACAGATGAAAGAACTGCTCCTTTAAGTAACGATGTGCCATCTCCTCTTTCACCAGTGAAACCGATTTCGATTTCTGCAGATGGTAATGTAGTCGATCGTGTGAACGTGTGTGTGTATGGCGGCGAAGTCCCTGATGTATTTACTTGCCCTAACAGAAGCTTAAAGAACCATGGATTTGACAACGCCCAATCTACGCTTAAACTACCTTCAAATTGCTTGTATAGAAATGTTGATGGATTGTTTTGACCTAACTCATAAATCGGTTCAGCATTATGAGTCGCACTTGCGCTTGCTTTCATCGCTCTTCCTAAGTATTTATTTCTTAGTGATGAACCGCCTTTGAATGTGTTTTCGTAACCATACTTCAGATATGCAAATGCACCCGTTCTTGCCATTTGACTTTCACCGTAATAAAAATATAATAAAAGAAGTAATAAAAACTTTCTGTTAGAAGACTACGCCGTAAACTCTTTTGATATTTTCTTCGTTCTTATTTGTTGAAGTCGAGACGAGATTGAGTGCTTCATCAAAAGAAACGACTTCCCAAGTCGATCCATCAAAAATATAGAAAAATTCTATGTCGTTTTCGTAATGATAATATAACGTGTCGCCTTCGATTTCACAGAGCTTGACGTCTTTGTCTATGTCGAGAACGATGCGTTTCACTCCTTCTGACATTTTCTCACCATTGGTTTTACAGTGTAGAACAAACATTTTTTGCAGTAATATCTTTGTTTCCCTTCAGCTTTGCCCGCTTTCACGACAGGTTTGCCACATCGTGGACATATGAATTCTATTTTGCGTCCTTCCTCAACAATTTCACATTCTTTGCATGTTTCGTCGGTCATGATTAAGTGTATATACATTTTGGTATATATATTTTGCTTACATCGATTGCCGAGGGTAATATCGAGCTCGTAAAACCCTCTATAAACGCATAGGAACGCATTAGAGAAGAGTTTAGTGTTTAAGCATAGTTTACTATTCTTGTTAAATAAACTCTTCTATAAATTGATTTAAATGCGTCTCTCGTTGTTTTTAGCGTAGACACTAACCCCTTTAGATTAATAGAAAAGACTAAAACAGAAGCGGTTTACCACTGCTTTGTCGCACCTAAAACAGGTTCAGGCTCACTTAACATTGATTCAATTTCTTCATTCTTAAATCTTATTGAGCCGTTTCGTAGCTGTTCGGTATAGAGTATTCGGATTTCTTTCTCTGTTAATCCTTTAATGTTTCTAATCCATTTCAGTTTCTTTTGTAAAATATATTTGTGGATTTTCTTAACAGTCAGAAGAGACATGATGCGTATATAGTTGTTCGGAAATAAAAAGCTTACTCAATAATAATTACCTTTTTCGCTCTCATAAATCATACGGATTTCTTGATTGGTTAGCAATCTATTGTAAAGTCTGACTTCATCGATGACGCCTTTGAAAAAATGCATACTCCACTGATACGATCCAATACAGCATTCACTACTCGCTGATGGGAAAACCATTGAGTCAGTTATGTTACGTGGTTCATACAGCCGCCCATTGCGATAGAAATTCAGAATCTTGTTTTGATAGTCGCATGTAACTGCTACAAAAAGATATTGATTATCATAACCAGTAAAAAAATTTCCAGATGTTAGAGTTTGCGCAATCGTTCCAGTCGCAAATTGAAAAGCTATTGTATCACTATTTGATGTTCGATATATATGTATAAATCCTTGACTGGATGATTGTATTCCTTTATTTACTATAGTTTGGTAGTATGTTTGCTTCTGGCAGTTTACCCATGCTACAACACTGATTGCTGTGCCAGTCAGTGTAAACGATGGCGTTTTGACATAGGAATTAATGCCGTTGAACCACAATCCTTTATCAACATCATTCTTTCCCCAATTTGCATTATAAATTATACTCTGTCTTCTATATTTCGAATAATCAAAAGTTATTCTGCCATTGCCTTCATTAAAACGTAAATATAGCTGTAAACTATTCTCTATCGGATCATCTTTTATACATTTCCTTGGTAATAAACTGGCTTTTTTAGGAGAAATTCGTGCAAGTGTAGGATTGTACCACATAGCAATTAGATATAATAAAAATAATATTATTTAATTTTTTACTTAGAAAACCAACGATCGTCTCTAAGATCGCAAACGATATACGGAATAGGACAGTTCTTACAGATGTAGTTCCTTGCATTAGCGTCGTTGTAAATTATAAATGGACATTCTTTAGGTTTCAACTCATCAATACAATCGAAACACAAGAAATAACCTTCTGTTAATCCGTTATGCTCGATTACGATGAGTTTGCATTCTGCCCTCTTTTTTATCTTCTTGCAACGATAACATTTATAATTTTCTGGCATCTTAAGAGATTCTTCTTCGTCTTCCCATCCTTCTAACATATATGCGTTCCACCAACTGTTAATCTACTTCTTTGTTTTCCGAGTTTATACCAAAGACACTTAAAGCACACACGCACATCGCTACGCATCATGAAACCGTATTCTTTGAAAACTGAACCGCAAACATCACATTTTCCGTTTAAAACTAATATTACCTCATCAGGCTCAAGTGCAGATCGCTTTACACAATTAGGGCATAAGAAATATGTGCCGTTTGCTGGAAAGACGAGATCAGTATGACCGCATAGCTTACACTGTTCTAAGTATTTACCAACACCGTCGCCTACTAACGGAACCTTGCGAAGATGTTGTTCTTCTTTTAGCCGTCTAATTCTGTATGGAGGGATATACATGTTTAACCAGACTTGTATTTGATATACATCTGTGCGTTCACGTTCGAGATCGAATAGCTTGCATCAGTGTTTTGTATACTAAATAGCTTGACGTAGCCGTATGATAGCACATTGATTAATGCATCGCCAATAACAGTGTTTGTTCCATTCGGTGCAAGTGTAATTGAGAATGATGGAGTCGTAGGAGTATAACCCTGATTAGGATTGCCCAAACATATGAAATTGAAAACGACTACACCAGATTGCGATGCGTTTGATCCTGTAAATTTACACAATATTTGCACTTGTTCCGCTTTTCTTACATCAATCCAATCGGAACCGCTTGACCATGTGCTATTTGCATTGATTGTTGATATGTCTTGATCTAAAAACGTCCATAATGCCGTGTGAACGTATTCATCCCTACTTCCTGTTCTTAGGTGCTCTTCATATACTTTGACAGTTGCCATAATAATCGAAAAATAATAGGAATGATTTATATATAAACATTTCATTTATTTTGATTGATGAATCTACTCGAGACGCTCAAAGCGATAAGCGAGAACGTCGAATGTAGATGAGTAAATCTTTGCTTCTCTTTGGCTTAAATCGACTTTGTTTGTCATAATGAAAAAGTGAAACGGTGACCAATTCTCAGGCGTTCTTAGTATCCGTCTTACTTCTTCAGCCATTTCTTGCATTCTTTCATAGCTTTTTGTAGTTTTAACTGTAATGAGCATGATGATGTTTCGTTTATAATCCCGGCCCCCGATACCGAATGGTTCATCAGTTTCCATTGTCTGACCTATCATAATTACGTCTTTATCTACGACGTTATAGCTTCTATGTTCGATTGTTCGTATTATTTCTGGTTTTTCTATTTCTGTGTTCCATTTCGTGTTTAATAATGTCTTTAGCTCTTCTGCCGGATCGAATGTCATTAGATCACACTCCTACCTTTTAGATTTTCTTCTCTTACTACATCTCTCTTAAGCATGTATCTTACTTTCCATTTAGTTTGCGTTTCTCTTGACAAAAATCTATGCATTGCCTTTTCTATGTATTTGCGAGGATGTGTCCCTTTAGTTTTTAAATGCTCTTTAATTCTGAATGCACTTTGTATCGCTTCTCCTTCAGATTCACGTTTCTTCTCTACAACCCATCTATATAAATCAGATATGTCTACATCTTTTAAAGTGCCACCATCGTTTATAAACATAGCATAGGGAACTGTAGAGATAATTTGACGTTCGAGCGGTCTTGTTCTCCTTATAACGAAACTATTCTTTAATCTCCCAGTGAAAACAGCATCAACTTCTGTAACTGCTTGTTTTAACTCTTCAATTAATTCATTAGCACATCCATCTAAATATTTATACAATTCGTTATCTAATTTTCTTTTATTGACGGTAATAGTGAACATTTAATCACCGATAGACGTTAATTCTCTCCTATACGCAAGTATTCTTTCTGCTTGTGCGTTCCATTGTGCAATCTTTTCGCCCATTGTTAGCACTTGTGTGCCGCCTTCAGGTAACAGGAACAGATGCTCTGTAATCGATGCAAGATGAGCAGCAGTAAGTAAGATACAACATAGTTTGATGTCTTGAGAAACCGTATCGTAACCGTATCTATATTTTATTCTTATTGATGGTTGTCTATAATATGATGGCGGTATGTATTTGTTAAGATAGAGAATCCCTCTGTCTGAATCAAGCCAATAATCATCTGTTTGATCGATAAAACTAACCCATTGCGAGCCGTTATAATATTCTAACGCATCGCCTTTACTTGGGTCTAAAGGTTTAACACGTCTATACCTTAGCAATATAGGATTACCGAACCAAAGATTAATACGAAAACGATATCCCCATAGAAAACCTGAATGATACTCATACGCACCATCATTTGCTTGTTTTTCTCTCCACGCCATATCAGTCATTCTATCGATGTAATCTTCTTGTGCGTTGATTATATCTTCTACTTCACTATATGTTGGCTTGCTACTTTCTGTAAAGTAATTTGCTCCTAATCCTAAGAATTTTGACACGTCTGTCGGTGTGCAGTATGTCGTTGTCA